GTTACTGTTAGCTTCTCTGATCTGATTGCAGGTCATGTGTGGTCTGGTGGCACTACTGGTACTTTAGATACAAGTAGAGTTTGGCCTAATGGTGCTGATGAAGTTCAAGCATTGGCTGCTCACAATGGTTTCTTATTTATCTTTGGTAAGAGGCAGATTCTTGTTTATCAGGGTGCGACCACTCCTGCAACGATGTCTATTTCTGACACAGTTGGTGGGATTGGTTGTTTATCAAGAGATAGTGTCCAGACAACCAGTTCTGATGTGATCTTCTTGTCAAACTCTGGTGTTCGTTCCTTGATGAGAACGATTCAAGAGAAGTCTGCTCCTGAAAGGGACTTGTCTAAGAATGTGCGTAATGACTTGATGAGTGATGTTTCCTCTCAGACATTGTCAAACATTAAGTCTGTTTACTCTGAGCGAGAAGGCTTCTATCTGTTAACGATGCCTATTACTCAGTCTGTTTACTGCTTTGATACTAAAGTTATTCTGCAAGATGGTTCTTCCCGTGTAACCACTTGGGACTCGATTACTCCGACAGCGTTAGCATCTTTAAGAAGCGGTGCTGTCTACATTGGTAAGAATGGCTACATTGGTCAATATACTGGCTATAACGACTACACAAGCACTTATCGGATGCAGTATTACACCAATCATGCTGATCTTGGCAATGTAAACCAAACATCTATCTTGAAGAAGATTTCTGTTGTTGTAATTGGTGGCACAAACCAAGACTTGTTTTTCAAGTGGGGTTTTGACTTTAAGACCAATTATTTAAGCGCTGCTGCTGTTATTCCCGTTCAAGGAGTCTCTGAGTATGGCATTGCTGAGTATGGTGCAAATGCAACAAAAGTAGCCGAGTATTCTGATGGTGTTGCTTTGAATACTTTAAAAGTTTCTGCTACTGGTACGGGTAAAGTCGTACAAACGGGATATGAATCGGATATTAACGGCTCACAACTGTCTATACAAAAGATTGAGATTCAAGCTAAAAATGGGAAATTGTCTTAATAGACAAGGAGATTAAATTGTCAGACTACGCAAAAACCACAAATTTCGCCAGTAAAGATAACCTTACCTCTGGTAATCCTGCAAAGATTGTCAAAGGTACTGAGATTGATACTGAGTTCAACAACATTGCTACGGCTATTGCTACCAAGCAAGACTATGACGCTGATCTAGCGGCTTTTGCTGCTAAGACTGCTCCTAGCGGTGATGTAGTTGGTACTACAGATACTCAAGGTCTGACAAACAAAACGCTGACAAACCCAACTGTTACGAACTATGTTGAGAGTGTTGTTGCTATTGGTACTGTGACAAGTTCTAGCACGATCAGTTTAACTTCTGGCACTGTTCAGACAGCTACTTTAACCGCTTCTACTGCTTGCACTTTTACGATGCCTACCGCTACTGCGGGTAAGTCGTTTATTTTGTTATTAAAACAAGCAGCGTCCACAGGTAATGGTACGGCTACTTTTACAAGTGTGAAATGGGGCATTGCGGGAACTCCAACAGTAACTGCAACAGCAGGAAAAATGGACATCTTCTCATTTGTTAGCGATGGTGCTAATTGGTATGGCAATGTTGCACAAGGGTACACACCATAATGTTTGCCGCACTTAACTCCTTTCAAGTAGGTGGAATAACGCCTATATACGTTTCTGAAGTTTTTAGTACAAATCTATACACAGGAACGCAAGCAACTCAGACCATCACTAATGGTATTGATTTGTCTACTAAAGGCGGAATGGTTTGGCTAAAAAATAGATCAGCAGCCTATCCTCATGCCATTATTGATTCTACTCGTGGCCTTACTAATGGAAATATTCTTTCAAGTAATTCTACAAGTGGATCACAAACATCATCACCTGCAAATACAGCAGGAATATCTGCGTTTAATACAAATGGTTTTACTCTTCGTTCAGATGCCAGTGAATTTGGGACTAATTGGGGATTATTTGATAATTATGTTGGATGGACATTTCGCAAGCAAGCAAAGTTTTTTGATATTGTGACTTATACGGGGAATGGAACTGCTGGTAGGACTGTTGCCCACAATCTTGGTTCTGTTCCTGGGTGCATTATTGTTAAACGATTAGATGTCTCTGAAAATTGGGACGTTTATCACAGGTCAATAGGTGCAACAGGCGAACTTCGACTGAACCAGACAGTTGGAACATCTACGGACATACAATACTGGAATAACACACAGCCAACCACCTCTGTATTTACTGTTGGTACTAATTCAGGAATAAACGCATCTGGCGGCATATATGTAGCCTACCTATTTGCCCATGACGCAGGTGGTTTTGGTCTTAGTGGTAATGACAATATAATTTCTTGTGGGTCGGCAACTGTTGTAAGCAATTCAGCGAGTGTTACATTAGGTTATCAGCCTCAATTTGTTATGTTTAAATCAGTTAGTAGTACACCAGAAAATTGGTTTATTGTTGATAGCCAAAGAGGTTTCCCAGTAAGTGGATTAGACAATCTTTTGAATCCTAATTTAAGTAATCAAGAAGGCACTGGATATTACATTTCTCCAACCGCTACGGGATTTAATTTTACTGGCGCACCAAATTACACCTACATTTACATAGCAATTAAAGCTAGTTAAGGAAATATGATGGCAGTATCTAGTCAAGACATAGTTAACTTTCTCTTAGCCAATCCTGGCATGAGCGATGCACAAATTGTTTCTGCTATGGAGCAATATGGTGTATCACCCGCTCAGATGGCTAGTGCTGTTGGGCTAGATGAGGGTGTAGTTGCTTCCCGAGTAGCGGCTGTTATTCCTCCTAACCAAACAATCCAACTTGGTGACACTATTGTTCAACCAGTTTACCAAGTTAGTGGCTCTGGTGAAGATCAGCAAATTGGTGCAATTGAAAATGTCATTACCTATAAAGCATCTGATAACCAAACTGGTGGCGCTTATACACAATACACACCTACTGGTGAAGTAGAGCGTACTGGAACACAACAAGATGTTAAAAGTGGTCTAAAAGAGTTTGCTCTTGGTGCTGGACTACTGTTTGGTTTACCAACTTTATTGAATGCTGGTGCTACTGGTGCTGCTGGTGGTGCATTAGGTGCTACAGAAGGTCTAACACTTAGTGAATTAGGACTAGGCGCTTCTGATCTTGGCGCTGTTACTAATGTTGCTGATGTTGTTGCTGGAGCAGATGCTGCTAGTGGTTTGTTAAGTGGTGGCTTAACTGCCGCAGAACTTGCTCAACTTGATTTAGCTACTGGTGGTGTTGGTGGCACATTAGGGGCTACACAACTTGCTAACTCACTGGCTACTGGAGCTACTGTTCCAACAGTTACTTCTTTAACTGGTGGAAGTGGTGTGTTTACTGGTGCAGCTGGTGGAATTACTGCTGAATCTGTAGCCCAAAAATTGGCGGCAGATAAAGCTATTGCAGATGCTGAGTTAGCTAAAAAACTTGCCAATACAGCTTCTACCATCACAGGTGGATTGAAAACTGTTGGTGGACTACTTCAGACTGAAGAAGATAAAGCCGCTGCTCAACTTGCCGCCAAGAATGTTACTGCGGCTACTCAAGCAGGTGTAGAAGGCGCTCAGTTCCGTCCTGTTGGCATGACCACTCGCTTTGGCACATCTAACTACACCTATGACCCCGTTACAGGTCGCATGACTTCTGCAGGTTATCAGTTGTCACCAGAGGCTAAGAATGCTCAAGATCGTTTAGTTGCTCTTGCTGGACAAGGATTAACTCAAGCAGAACAAGCACAACGTCAATTTGCACCATTACAGACTGGCGCACAGAACTTGTTTGGCTTGGGTAATCAATATATTTCTCAATCTCCACAAGATGTTGCTCAGAACTACATCAATCAACAGATGCAGTTGCTCCAACCTTCTCGTGAGTTGGAGTTAGCTAATCTGCAAAACAGACTGCAACAACAAGGTCGTGCGGGTCTTTCTGTTGCTCAAGGCGGTACTTTGGGTGCTACTACTCCTGAACTACAGGCTTTGTACAACGCTCGTGCCCAACAAGAACTTCAATTGGCAGCTAATGCTCAACAAGCTGGTCAACAGAACGTCTTGTTTGGTGCAGGATTGCTTGGTCAAGGCGCTACCGCAATGGGTAATTACTATGGTGGTCAACAAGCCGCTTATGCTCCTTACACAACTGCTTTGGGACAAGTTCAGAACTTGGAGACTCAAGCACAACAACCATTGACTATGGGTGCTAATCTTGCTCAACAAGCGTCTACAGCAGGGTTTAATGCTGGCAAACTAGGCTTGCAAGGTGCGAGTGCTGCGGCTGACTTGACTACAGGTAAAGCGGCAACAACTAATCCTTACGCATCACTATTATCTGGAATTGATCCAGCATTCGCTGCTGGTATAGCAAAACAAATTTGGGGAGCATGAAATGGCTGAAATAGTTGGAAGTTTGTTTGGCATTACGCCTGATCTTTATGAGCGTCAACTACGGGCGCAAGATGAAGAACGTGCTATTAAGATGGCTAACTTAGCACCAGGCGCTCGTGGTGCGGCAATGATTCAATCTGGTGCGGCTGGTTTAACTCGTGGCATTGGTGGGTTGTTGGGTGCTGAAGACCCACAGATGAAGCTCATTAGTGCTCGTCAATCAATCATTGGTCAACTAGATCAAACAGACCCTGC